GCAATTGCTCCCTTGTCAAAGAGAGTCATAGCTGCATCCTGCATGAAAGCACGAGAACCCTGGTCAACGTTGGCTTCCAGAGTAAGGCACTCATTCAAGTAGCTCTTTACAGACTCCTTGAACCTCCCATTTTGATCGACCTTTACATGTTGCATCTGAACAGCAGCAATGTCGATGGCGAGACGTGTGTAGATCGAGGAGATAATCGACTTGTCGCTACCCAACCTAAGTCGAACCCGATCGGGTCGAATTGATCCGTAACTAGCAGCATTACTACCCCAGTTAGCGAATCGCTCTTCCGCATTGTCATTCTTGTTCATGAAGGCGTTCCAGCCATGTGCCAGTCTATCTGTGAATCCCATTATTCACCTCCTTTCTGTAATAGTCTGAATCCCGCTAGCCGTCATACCTGCGGATCTGATCCCAGATGTCGCCAGTTGCTCGGGACTTTGCGTCCTTGTACATGGTCTTACCCTTGTCCATGACAATCTTATCGATCCCGGACTTGTGAACGGCCAAAGCACCACCAACGAGAAGTGCCGCAGCAGCCGAGGCGTACTGAGGATTTCCGTTGATGATGTGGTTGATGCCCTTTGCCGTTTTCTTGGTAGTGTTGACAGCGTCAGTTCGCTTGCGCTTGGAATGAGCCTTGGAGCTTGCTTTCGCGAGGTCCTGCTGTGCGACGTGGTGATCAAATGCCTTAGCGTAGTTCGGATCCTGCTTCTTCCGAGTCTCTACCACATTTTTGATCTGACGACGTCGAATACCAGCGCCTTCACCGTAGTACATTTTGGCCAAGCCATGCTCTTTGGCATCCTTAGCCGCCATGCGGTTAGTGCGACTGGGAACGCCTTCTGGACCGCTGCTGCGATGACCCCAACGCATACCCTTCACGCCGAAGTGTGCGAGGAAATCATCTACGTCGTCATCCATTATTACTCATAACTATAGTCTTCCTTAATTATGGGCCAAATTTTAGTTACTACATCGTTAACATTATCGATGCCGTCAGCCATAGATTTGGGGATGATTACTTGGTGTGGGATGGGGCGACCTGCTCGATCCTTTCGACCTTCGGGGTCTAGGAATGTTGCTGCAATTTTACCATCATACTTTTTAAAGTGACTCGCACTTTCTTGATGGCCTTCAAATCCCTTGTCGTATTCGCTTAGTGGAGAAGGAGACTGTCCGTCATTATAGAAACGAAAGCCTTTATTCTTCCCTCTACTAAGATGCATAACAGTTATAGGATCTGAGATAACAGCTTCAGCTTTTTGTCTAGCTGATGGGTCATCAGGCAAGTCAGAAATTTTGATGCTTCCTTTAGTCACAAGAGCATGTGCGACATATGCTGTACCTGCGGCTAAAAGTAACGTACCTGTCCCGATTGCTACTTTTTTGACTATGGCTTTTTTTTCTTCAGGTGTCATCTTTTGACGTTCGGAAGATTGTTGTCCACTTTTGTGTCGTCCCCACTTCATTCCCATGACTCCGTAGTGTGCGAGGAACACATCTACTTCATCCATGACTACACCCAGTTTCCTGTAGTCGGGTTCTGATGCAGACGAATGGTGTCATAGTTAGCGATACCATGCGAGTCTGAGAACATCTTCTCGGCGTACTTACGACCGTTTGATGCTTTCTTACGCACTACTGCTTGGTCAATAGCAACTCCACCAAAATGTGCAAGCACCGGTGCTGCATAAGCAAGACCCGCTGCTGCAATGGTTAGCTGCCTAGCAACCTTAACCCTTTTTGCTTGACGCTCTTTGGCCGTTAGTTGTTTTGCTTTAGCCTGGGAAGGTACGGCAATCTGCTTGGGGATTTTGCGTTTGCCCCAGTGCATTCCCTTTACTCCGAAGTGGGCGAGGAAATCGTCTACTTCGTCCATGGTTATGCCCTTGCGATCTTGCGTGCCTTGAGCTCGATTGCTAGAGCAGCACCCGGGGCACCACCGACGATACCCATAGCAAGTGACTTGCCCTTGGAATATCCCGCTGAGCGCATCATCTGAGCACCTACGACCTGAGTGGCGATAGTTCCGCTAAGAAGATGTGTTGCGATCATGGCGCCAGCCTTGGTCTTGCTGATCTTTCCATGTTTGTTGGAATATTGGGCCTTCAGACCCCCGTACAGATCTTTGCGGGCTGCCGACAGCTTGTCTTTGTTGATCGGAGCCTTGCCGGGCTTGTGAACCTCGACTGCCGAACTGGATTTGTGCTTGCCCCAGTGCATTCCTTTGACACCATAGTGCTCGAGGAAATCCTCGGTTGGACTATCGCTCATGCGAAGCCTCCTCTGTCTTGTCGTTGTTTGGCGAGAAATTTCGCAGTTATCTCCTTGGGATCCCCATCAGTGATGATGGAGAAATCGCGAAGTTCCCCCGTCGTCTTGTCGACGGAGAAGAATGGATCCTGATCGCCCTCAAGGGGCTCTGTACCTAGGACCAAGAAGAGATAAACTTCTCGGTAGTCAATGGATGTGACAATGCTTCGATCGGGAAAAGCATTCCTAACGATATGGCGTGCTTCTTCTTCACTTAGCATCTTTCATCCACCTCATGAGATAGTCGTGGTTTAGCTCTACGTTGTCGAGACGAGTGTATCCGGCTGACTTAGTCCCACCCATAGACTTGTAGAAGGAATCAGGATCCTCAAACTTTTTGCCACTCTGAGCATCAAACACAACAGGCTTGCCTTTGATGATCTCATAGGCCATGCTGTGTCCGCCGCCCATTTCCCAAACAACACCAAGCTCACCTCTGGAACCCTCTGGTTCTTTGCTGAGCTTGTTGAATATGTTTTGGCTTCCGCCACCTCGGATGGGAACTTTACCACCAGGGGCGAAGTTTTCTATGAGGTCCATCATGGGGGTTGGCGCGCCCTTCTCCTTGCCAAATATCTCTTTAGCTGCCGTGTTCATGACGCTAATTCGATGAGTTGACTTAAACTTTTGTTCAGGAGTAGTCGCATTCAGTAGACCCATGGCATTCTGCCCATTACCATTTGTGGTTTTGGTAGCTTGAACGTCATAGCCTCTTCGACGCATCTCGTAGGAAAATGTAGCCCGTCGACAGTTCATCTTGGTGCCAATTTTGCCATAGTCAGGGTTGACGTGTTTCACAACTTTCTCATGAATCTCATCTACTGACATGTTACGATCCGCGAGTTTTTCGTCCTTCTTGAACTTGAACTCTTCGCCGGAAAAATGCTCTTTGCCTTTGGCTACAAGGCGATTGAACTCGCCACTCTGAATGTTGTCCTGGATCAGATATGCCGCCACGAGACCAGCCGTTATGGATGCTCCAATAGCGACCTTTCTCTGGGTCGACGTCATCTTACCTTGGCGCTTAGCCTCAGCATCAGAGAGAGCTTGATCCCTCTTAGTCGTGAGCTCATGGATTTGAGCTTGGGTCCCATATGAGGAATAGCCGCCAGACTTTTGAAGATCATTGATCCTTGTCTGGAATGCTGCTGCTTTGTTCACGAATTTCTGTGCTTTGACTCCACGAATTTCCGCTACTTGGTCTTCGGTTTTACGATGACCCCATCGCATACCTTTGACACCGTAGTGGGCGAGGAAATCATCTACTTCTACTGTCATTCGAACGCCTCCTTCGTTGCCTTGTATGCGACAAATGCATCCATCAATGCCGCGACGTTGTCAATTTTTTGATCGGAGCGCTTCTTGAGAAGTTTTCGGTTTCCGTTCGTGTCTTCCATGGTGATGGAGTTACCCATCGTGAATGACATCAGGCGCTGCCCGAAAATGAGCTGTCGCTTCTCGCTCAGATTCTTTAGTTCACCGAGCGGAACAGATTCTGTACGGGCACCCTGCTGAACCTTGACGATTCCGTAAGGACCGTTCTCTGCTTCCCAGCGTTTCACGAACTCGGTAGCGTTGTATGGGTCATAGCCGAATGATCGAACATCGAATCCCATCTTAATGATGAACTCATCGACATCGTCAAAGACTTCCATCATGTCAAGGTTGACGCCCTCAAGAACATGGAGGCTTCCTTCTTCACGGAACTCATCATACTTGAGACGAAGAGACCCATGTAGTTTCATCAAGGTGTTTGACGAGATGTAGCTTCGCGTAATGATTCCGTACTCCTCAAATGAAAGAGGAAACAGGAAAGTGAAGGCACAGAAGTCATCACCCTGTGAGAGGTCGGCTCCCAAAGCACAAGGCATCCCTTTGAAGTTAGGAATACGACGATGTGGGAGGGTCTCTTCGTACGTAAAGAAGTACGTAAAGCCTTCCATGGGAATTCCGAAACGCTTAGCCAAGATATCGTTCCGCGAAGCAGGTGCTTTCTCAGCTCGCTCGACATCTCGGTGGTAAGTATCGTACGTGACTGTCTTACCAATGTTGGGTTGAGCCTTTGGCCACATTGCTGGGTCATTGACTTCCTCCAAAGTGTCGAGCTTGTAATGCCAGATAGACACGTGCGGTGCATAGAACTCACCCTTGAGGATGTCAGCTAGTTCCATTTTGATTGTGTCGCCACTACCGTTACGGACGGTACCCTCAGAGCTGATCGCAACGATGAGGTAGTCATCCAGCTTAGAAGCACCCTGCTCGATGGCGCCAACGACGTCCTCTCGGATGTCGCCAGACAGCCATTCATCAACCGTAGAGATCTTGGGTCGCAACCCTTGAAGCTTGTTGATGGACATCGGGCGGATCTCAAGGATAGAACCGGTGAGGAAGTTCTCAATCCCCTTCTTGGTGGAGGCGAGCTTCACCCGATTTGCCTTGGAGCCAGTTGTGTTCTGAAGCGAACCCTCAGTCAGGAACTGAAAGAGTGGTCCCCGGGCGCGAGTAATCGCGGTCCTGAATGGAGACATTACCTCTTCGGCCTGTTTCATGGTAGGCGCTGTAGTGATCTGGTGTGAGGTGGAAGTGTCAACGTTCAAGAAGTAACTCTGAATGCATTCGGCGTACATTGACTTGGCGGCACCTCGAGCGACGATGAGGTACTGCTTTGTAGTTAGACGCTTCTTGATTCTCTTCTTTACGTAGGAACCACCATGACCGTCAGTAGACGGAACATAGACACTCCGCTCAACGAAGTAGTACCACCCAAAGATTTGCTCCGCCCAAACCTTGAACGTATCAAGCATGTGGAAATTACTACCATCGGTGAGTGTTAGTTCACTCTCGCAGTAGAGGATGAATCCATCAACTGCTTTGTCGTCGTAGTAGAAAGTCGGATCGGCAATGAGTGCATCAATGCGGTTCATCTCGAGAGAGACTTCTTTGTTTACAGGAATCTCTCCGCGGAGAACTGCGTCACGGAAATGTCCATAGTGGACAGGTGTAGCTGTGTTTGATAGACCCATTGCCGATCCTCCTTTCTTACTTGAGCATGTTGGTCAGAATTGCTTTACCAATGTTCACTCCCTGCTCGGCAATTACTTGCTTACCTGCGGAGACAATTATGTCAGCGACCATGCTCTTCTTCGATCGAGGAAGGGTAAGGGCGGTGCTCATTGGCTGTTCAATAACTGGCTGTTGCGGTTTGCGTGCTTGCATTTGACTCCATACCGCCCCTCCCACTGCTGGGAGAAGGTCGCCAACGATCTTGGAACCCAGAGAAACTGGTGCTGGATTCAATCGCTTGTACTGCTGCTCAAGGTTCTGACGCTCAACGAGCGCTTTGAGTTCCTTGGTAGTCAGTGCATCCGTCCCTGCAGTTTTGACACGCTGTTGGTAATTGCGTGACTTCATTGCATCGATGGATTTGGCAGTGGAGTTGAGATTCCGGTGTGGTCGGTCACCGCCAAATGTCTTCACGGATTTATCGTACGAAGGTCGGGCTTTGTGTCGCCCCCACTTCATACCAGGGATTCCGTAGTGGACGAGGAAGTCGGTTGTGTTAGCTGCCATGCCGTGTATCTCACCCCCTCCATGAACATGTGTAGTCGGTATTCAAACATGTCTGCCTGCTTGTTCATAGCATCTGTGGCAGGACCTGTCGCGGGTGGATCGAAAATCAATCGAACGCGAAGCCCCATGTAGGACTTCACCGCAATGATTGCCTCGGCTCCGATGAAGTCGCTCCACTTGCTTGTGTTGTCAGTGATCATGAAACCTTCAGGAGGTCCCACCCCAATCTGGTTCAGCACAAAGAAAACAGAGTTGATGTGTGTGATGATGTCGAGGTCAAACGCCGTATACTCTGGCGCAATTCCTAGAATCTTCTTAGTAGTGTCGAGGATACTGTCGTCGACCTCAGCCATAACCGCCCCGGTTGATGAGTTCCATCACGAACATTGTCAATGCGACAAGACCCATGACTACGTAGGTCAGAAACATGGTGAACATGATCCCGAGTACGAACACGAGGACGGAGAGGGCACAAAGCCTAAGCGATGCGGCCCTCAACATTACAGCAGCCGTCGGTTGACTTCAGCCTGAACGGCTGCGTAGTTGGTACCGAGAGCACGAACCCGAGCGTCGCCCGAACCGTACTTACCGGCAATGACGTCAGTTGCAAGCTGAGAAATGCTGGGGCCCGTGTGGACACCGAGCTTGCGGTTGACTTCAGCCTGAACGGCCGCATAGTTACCTCCGAGCGCACGGACACGAGTATCGCCCGAGCCGTACTTGCCCGCGATAACCTCATCAGCAAGCTGAGAGATCGACTTGGGCTTTACGGGGGCAGGCTTGGCTACTGGCTTGGAAGCCGGCTTTACCGCTCCACCAGCATTGACGATGGCGTTGGCTGCTGCGCGAGTTGCTGCCATCTTGCTCCAGAGATAGCCGCCAGGGCAAGCAGTCTGTCCGACCTGACGGTGGCCGATGTAGTTACCGGCACTGACGACTCCGAGTCGGTTGCGCTTGGTGACGTCAGCGATCAGGTTGATGAGCGAGTTGTAGGCCGCATTGGAAATCTTCCAAGAGCCCGGATCGTCATCATTGCCATTGATCTGACCAGAGCTGTTCTGGACCTCGAACGTGATCGCGTTCTTGTCGATGTCGTAGCCACCGGAAGTCCAAGCACGGAACTCTTCCGGAACCTGACCAAGAATACGACCATCGGTGAGGATGACGTAGTTGGCAGAGGCCTGGGCGTTGGGATCCTCGAGTCGCTTGACTCCAGCATCAGTGACTGCAGCATGGTGGTGCTGAATCATCCGAGCAATCTTGGTTCCCTGACGATCGTTGTACTTGTTGTGATGGGGAATAGTCCCCGAGATGAGTGGCGAAAACGTCACGTTGTCTCCTTCTGTGTTGTTACCAAAGCCGAGTGTCTCCCGGCCTTCGCTCCACCGGTGGTTGCGCCAATAATGAGGCGTCACCGTAGTGGATGGCGTTATGGGTGCGGAGAGTGGTCGCAATAAGGAACTCAGGATTAAGGATGTGGTCCTCTCCTGACTCTATGTCTTCAGGCCGCATCGGATTCATGTGATGAACTATGATGTTGCGTGCCTCGTAGATTTCAAAGCCAGGAACTCCGAGATCCCGAGCTTCGTCTCTGGCAATAACTTCATTGCGCATGAGCTTCCACTGTTTTGACCTGTAGAACTGCTGGTTGAGATAGCGCTCAAAGCCAAAGGTGGCTTCACCAACTGCACCCTTGAGTTGCAGGTAGTGGAAACGATCCTCGAAGGATTGGATGCGTCGAAGCTCAGTATAAGTTCGAATCATCATTCTCCTCTTCGGGATCTTGACCAGCGTAAGCACGCATAGCATTGAGGGCCTTGCCATACAGCTCTTCGACTCGAGCCTGAGAAGCTGCTCCTTCGATCCTTGCTTGAAGGAGAAGGGTTTCCTTTTGGAGCTTCTGGCGTTCGAGCTTCTCTCGCTCAGTGCCGAGTTTCAAGAAATGTGTGATCACCTGTGACGAGGCGGATCCATCATCGATCTGCCTCTCGGCCAAGTCGTAAGCCTTAGCGATGAGCTGATGCTCTCTACCTTCGGGAGTCTGAGCCGGAGGTCGACGAACGATCGTAACGATCTCGTCGTCCGGAACCAGCTCTGCCTGATAGGACTTTCTGGGCTGAGGCTTTCGGGGGCCTGCCATAGGTGAATCACCTCCTGATAGTGGTCTTTGGTCATTGCCCACTTTTGTGGCCACCCACAAAAAAGACACAAACGTATATGGTGGGTAGTCCATGAGATACCCCTTGAGAGTGCACCGGATTCCTTACCACCGAAGTGGCTCTTGAAAGGAAGCGGTAGATGAACCCCGCGTTTGCGGAATCCAGTACACTCTCATGAGGTATCTCATGGACAAAGGTTGCCACCCAGTAACTACGGCAGGAGTTCGCAGTTACTGGGTGGCGGTTGAAGAAGCTTGAGCAGGTGCTGACACCACGCAAGCCTCGTATGTGAGGCGGGCTGTCCTTACCGAAAGACAATTAAGCCCCGTTCGAAGAGGGCACCTCTAATCAACCTGAGGATCTGCATGCGGGTTGGTCATTACCGGCACGGCCTCAGGGATTTAAACCTCTTGATCGGGCTACTGGTCTTCGCGTCCGCTGCAATACGCTCTGAGACCAGCCATTGCTTCTATTCGGGATGAGAACAGTAGCCCTATCAAGGGGTTTAAAAAGTTGTACTGCAGTCGCCATGGGTTCGTGCCCAGTTCGGCAGCACTTTGGATGGCTTAGCCCGGGCATGAAAGTGGGATTGATTGAGAAATATGTTCCCCCGGGGCATTTTTTGGTGGAGCGGCGATGCAGAGGGGGGGTCTATTTTGCGAGACCCCCTCCCCCGTCATCACTTTTTAATTTTTCTTCACAGGATCGTGGTCAGCGACAACTTTTCTGTAAAGCGCGAGAACATCTTCGCGAATTATTTCATCGATGCCTTGTTCAAGCGCGAGGTCCTGGTCCGCGCTCGACAGTTCATCTGATGACCTAACCACTCTGGCAAGGTAGGCACACGTGCCATACCCCTGCTCTCTATCCCATGCGTCCCATTCAGCGAACTGCGTGAAGACGTCATAGGGATTGTCGATGGTAGTCAGTGCTACCTGTTGCTGTGCCATACCTATGATCCTTCCTGCAGTACGTTGTTGAGTGTGGTGACTGAGACACCCAAGGCTTCAGCTACCTCAGCCCTAGTGAAGTCAGCCTTCAGCATGTTCTGTGCACGAGCAATGTTGGAAGGCATCATGGCAGGCTTCTCACGTGGTGTGGCCAAGGCCTTGATGTCCTTGTCATCCATGTTGTCCAAGATCTGTTCCAGCTTGTTGTTACTCACTGCCCCAGCTTGGATAGCATTCCACTCCATTGGTGTGAGGTTGATGCGTGTCTTCTCAGCACCTACCCTATTGCGTGCCTCAGTGATAGCCAATGACTTGAGCTTCTTGATCTCAGCCTTGTCCATGTCAGGGTTAGCCTGTAGCTTAGCCTTGACGGTGATGTTGGCAAAGACCTGGGCCTGCCTTTCAAGGGGCTTGTTCCTAAGGGCTACGGCCAGCTTGTCATCTAGGCTCTTAACTTCAGGCTGGTATGCACGCCTAGCAGAGGCATTAAAACTTTGAGGTGGGGTATTGACCCAACTCAGACGTGCCTCATTAGCCATAGCCTTGAGCTTGTTCGCATGGTCTGCGTACTCGAACTCAATGAGTTGCCCTTGTCCCTTGTTAGAGATCAGAGAGCGAGCATCCTTAGTCTCAGCCATCTTAGTAGTGGTCTCAGTCTTGTACCTGATGTTGCCCTTATGGTCAAGTAGGGGATTGCCCTCTTTGTCCTTAAGCATGGCGTCATCCGCAATAGACCGAATCTTAGAACCATCAGGGTTGATAGTCTTAGCACTAGGATTCCACTGCTTGCGCTTCACAACACGTGCTTCAGAGGTCGACCTAGAGATCAACGTAGAAGCACCTGCTCTAGCACCACCTTGATACTTCTGCTTAAGCTCTGAGATGTTGTTGTCTTTAGCAGATTGCTTGTAGTTCAGATTGTGCTTCTGAGCATCGATTACAACCATGGAGTGCTTGACCGCTCGAGCGAGCTCGTGTTCTTCGGCCTTCATAACAGTCATGTCTGTAATCAGGTTAGAGATGTCGCCCATCAATCTCTGAGTCATACCAGAAGGATTCTTCATACCACGAATTCCGTCTACGCCCTCAGGAAGCGCATACTGAACCTTGGCGTCGAACCCAACTAGGTCCTTTAGAGGATGTGCGTTTTTAAGCGCACGACTGTTGTTCGGAATAACGATGACTGTGTCACCATCAAAGTCCGCACCAGAGAGCCGTTCCGCAACCTTTGAGTGAATGCCGATGGCATCCTTAGCACCCTTAATGGGATCAATCGCAGGACGAGAACGGTTATTTACCGTCAGCTCAGGGATCTCGAAGAGACCACCATGAGGATAGCGGATGAGCATGACCTTTTCGCCATTGTTGAAGTTTGGCGCATAGACCTCATCCTCCTTCATCTTGTTGATGGGGAGAATAACTTGTGTTCGCTGTCTCGGAAGAGCAGCTGCCTTAAGGTGTACAGCAGATGAATCGAGGTCATCAGCAAGCGAGTTCAGAAGCTTTCGCTTGATGGCAGCGTTGGTGAGAGCCATGATCTCATCATATTCTGCCTTCTTCTCGTCATAGCGAAGGCCGAGCTGTCGCCGGGCCAACGTAGGAGACTGCTTAGACAGAGCCTGTGAAGAGATATTCTTCGACCACTTGTCCCAGTCACCTTCCTCATAGACGATGTTCATGGAAGAGGAGACCTTCTTGTTACCGCTCTTGTCGACAATATCGTGGCCGTTAGCGTCCTTTTGGAACTGCTGTCGAACGATAGAACCAAACGGATTAGTTTGATCGACCTGGCCGGTCTCCTTGTCAATCTTCTGTTCTTTCATGGCGTCGAGCTTGTTGCCTGTGTTGGTCTTATTTGTGTTGAACATGAGGTCTACACCAGGAGGGAGATCGTCGTTGTAGACGGCCATACCCTTCAGATAGTGTGTACCGCCAACGCCAACGCGAACCTGAGCATAGCGCGCTTGCCCAAGTGAGACATCCTCTACCCCGCGACGGACGTGAATAACGCCATCCATCTCAGCTCCGCCATCCGGCCCATACCGCACACCGACTCTCGAGAGGTCTATGTTCAGTGGTGGCTGGATCTTGTCAAAGGACTTTCCCTGGTCGGGCGAGAAGGCCATAATCTGATTGATATTTTCAGGCTTCTGGTAGACGTCCTTGTAGGGAACCTCAGGCTTAGCCAGAACCTTCATATTTGTCTTCTTGCCATTCATCTGGTCGACTTGGAAGCCGTAGACGTTGTAGCCT